ACTAAAGAGCTTGGAAGTCAGGGAAAAACAGCGCGTTCTTCGGGCGGAAGCAAAAGAGCGGTACGACAACCGCTTGGAAAAAGCTTGCGACGATCCTTTAAAAGTCGCAGAAGCAAAAAAACAATGGGAAAGCGATCTTCACACGATCGCTGACCTACAGGCATAGTTGTATACTTGATAACAACTATGCTAGGTGACACCAGAGGAGTTCAAAATGGCCAGGTCTAAAGGCGGAAGGCGTGGTAACAATTATACCACTAACGTTACGTTGCCCCGCCGCCCCTGGCCTAAATATAACACTCCTCTGTTTCAACAAAATCTAAACTACGAAATAGCAAAATCAAAAAACTGGAGGACATATGAAGACCGAAGGACCTTTCATCCCCTACAAGCCGCGGCTCCAGCACTCTCGATCAATCAAGGTAGATCTAGGCTTACCCTTCGCGATCGCAGGCAGGTGGTATCGCGTATGTATAACCCTCAAATTGGGTTCGCATCCCCCGTACACTCCGTATTCTCGCAGACAAAAGCGGCAATTGGATTTGCCAATCCCCGAAGAGTCCTCATCTGCCTCCGGAGAGGGGTAAGGCGGCAAATCATGCATGCCCTGGGGCACGCTGGGAGAACTGGTCAAAAGCCTCCCGTAAAAAACTGGTACTCTCAAATATCGTGCAAGGGGTGATCTAATGTTCTGGGAAGCGTTAACAACGGGTCTTACTGGCGGATTTAATATTCTTGCTGACCAATTATCTGATGCTCGTTCAAGACGTGATGCTGATACTGCAAATAGAATGGCGCGCGAAGACACTGCGCGCTCTGATGCTTTACAACTTGAGTTCGCAAAAAATGGCGTAAAATGGCGCGTGGAAGATGCGGAACGCGCAGGGGTTCACCCCTTATATGCTCTCGGTGCAACGGGGGCAAGCTATAGCCCCACAATATCAACTTTCTCTACCTCTAATTTAAAAAACAGTACTGGTGATCATATCCGTAATATGGGACAAGATCTATCCCGAGCAATGTATGCTACAAAAACTCAGGCAGAACGCGAAGCGGCAATGCTTCAACTGGAGGGAATGAAACTTGATAACGAATTTAAAAGGCTTCAAATCCATCAATCGCAAGCGGGTCCCTCGTTCCCCTCGACTAATTCTAATATGTCAAACTTGCTTATCGGAGGGCAAGGTAATTCCCGCCCATCGGTCGAGGAAGTTCCCTTTAGAAAAACAATGTCTCATCCGGGCGCACCGGGTCAACAGGCGGGCTATGTGGATGACTATGCACTCGTCAGAACCGCTCGTGGTGGATATGCCATCGTGCCCTCGAAAGACGTTGCTGAATTAATCGAAGATAAAGTAGTACCAGAAACTATGTGGGCAATCCGCAATAATTTAATCCCCGCTAAATCAGGTGGTTTTCATACACTCCCTGATCCTAAATACTATAAACTTCCTGGCGGTGCTGATGCATGGGAATGGCATCCTGGATGGCAAGAATTTCAACCGCGTAAAATCAGAAAACCTCAGTCACCAACTTATCTCAATAGGTATCAAAATAAACTGAAGGGGGTTCAATACTAATGGCATATCGTCGGCGTAGGTCTTATGGTCGTCGTCGTTCATTTCGTGGTCGTCGTGGGGTTCGTCGTCTTAGAATCGGGTACAGGATGTAATGCTGTGTCAAAAGCCCTTCATTCCCTTTGGTCAAACTACAGGTTATGGATGCGGCAAATGCTTACCTTGTCTAGTAAAACGCCGGCGGCTGTGGGCCTCAAGGTTAATCCTTGAGAGTCTCACTTCCGCGGCAGGCTATTTCATCACTCTTACTTACAACGGTAAAAACTATCCACAAAACGGCTCTCTACAGCCTAAAGACACTCAATTATTTCTTAAACGTCTACGCAAACACTTCCCCCCGCAAACGGTTCGTTATTTTATGGTTGGGGAATATGGTAGTGACACTCAACGCGCGCATTATCATGCGGCTATCTTCTTATCTATTGCCGAACCATTGGCGACTTTTACAGCTGCATGTGAATCAGCATGGGATCTAGGTTTCACGTCTGTGGGGATCCTCACGCCTCAATCTGCTGCATATACTGCGGGTTATGTTACAAAGAAGATGACTTCATTATCCGATACACGGCTAAACGGCCGGCATCCCGAATTTGCTCGGATGTCATTGAAACCGGGTATTGGACAAAAGGCCATGGAATCTGTTTCCGATGTATTGCAAACTGGGGAAGTTGGCTTAAATCACATTTCATCGCTAGGTGGGCAGGTACCAACGTACCTGAAACAAGGGCGATCATCCTTAGTCCTCGGAAGATATCTTAGGAGGCAATTAAATGGCATGCTCGGGTTGTCGAAAGACTTGCAAAAAATCAATCCGTCTACAACGCCGTGGTTACTCAAATCGCTTCAAGCTCAAGCGAAAATTCTTAAGGAGGTCACCGATTCATCGTCAAAAGTATTTGGGTTACCGACGCAATTTGCCCTATTGACAAAAGATGCACAATCTGTTAAGAACTATGAAGGACGACAGAAAATAAAGGATGGTAATAAAAAACTATGAAACGTTCAAAACATTCACTGTCTAATTACAAACTGCTTACTGGAGATATGGGTGAGCTTTTACCTGTCGGATTGACGGAGGTGTTACCCGGTGATACTATACAACAGGCTACGTCGGCTCTTATTCGTTGTTCTCCTCTTCTCGCTCCTGTTATGCACCCTGTTCGGGTATCTATCCATCATTGGTTTGTTCCCCATAGACTCGTATGGAACGATTGGGAAAACTTTATTACAGGTGGGCCAGATGGCCTTAATGCCTCTACCTTCCCTACTATTACAACTGGTGCAGGTGGTCAAGCAATCGGTTCCCTTCCTGATTATTTCGGGATTCCTACTGGGGTTAATAATTTATTTTATTCTGCGCTTCCTATACGCGGATACGCGTTAATTTGGAACGAGTTTTATCGTGATCAAGACTTACAGACTGCTCTTACTATTGATCTTACAGACGGTGTCGATAGCACCACTTCCCAGGCGCTTCAAAACGTCAGTTGGGAAAAGGACTATTTTACTTCTAGTAGACCTTGGACTCAAAAAGGTGCCGAAGTAACTTTACCTTTATCTGGTATTGCTCCAGTTACTGGTATTGGTAGAGAATCAGGAAATGAAACGTATGATGATGGCCCAAAGGGAGTTAAAGAAACGGGTGGAGGAACGCCTACATATACTTATGCGGCGTTGGCAAATGAAGCGGCTTGGGTAATAAAGGGTACCGCGGCTACTGGTGGTGCCCCCTCCATATATGCGGACCTTTCAAATGCAACGGGATCAACAATCAATGAATTCCGTGAAGCAATGGCGTTACAACGGTATGAGGAAGCTCGGGCCCGATATGGGTCCCGCTATAGTGAGTACCTAAAATATCTCGGGGTTATGGCCGAGGATCAGAGATTGCAACGGCCGGAATATTTAGGGGGGGGCCGTCAAACTATTCAATTCTCTGAAATCCTTCAAACTGGAGTTACTACTTCTGGTGCATCCGCGGGAGTCGGAAATCTAACTGGCCATGGGATATCTGCAATGCGTTCAAACAGATATAGACGTTATTTTCAGGAACATGGTTATATTATATCGCTACTGTCAGTAAAACCAAAAACGATGTACGCTCAAGGACTTCCTAGGACGTGGAATAGACGTACAAAAGAAGACTTCTGGCAAAAGGAGATCGAACATGTCGGTCAACAGGAAGTACTTAATAAAGAGTTGTATGCGGCACATGCTAGTCCTGATGGGATTTTCGGTTTCCAGGATAGATACGATGAGTACCGGAGAACTGAGTCGACTATTGCTGGAGAATTTAGAACGACTCTTAACTTCTGGCATTATGCCAGAATCTTTGGATCAGACCCTGCATTAAATGCAGACTTTGTCAAATCAGTACCTACAAAAAGAGTAAATCAGGTCACTACAAATGATGTATTATGGATCATGGTAAATCATTCTATACAAGCAAGGCGCCTTGTCACAAAAGAAGGCACTTCGTTTATGCAATAAGGGAGGAAAATATGTCAAAAATGAAAGAGGGGATGGACATTAATTTAAAAGGTCCAAAGTACAATGAAAAAGGGGAAGAGATGATGGATCCAACTCCTGTGGCTCTCCCCATGCACTTTCGGCGGCCTGAGACAATTGGCGAAACAATGCAGAGGCTTATAAAAGTACATTTGTCAAGAGCCGCGGAAGCGGAAAATCTTGATTCATTCGAGGAAGCAGATGACTTTGATACAGGTGAGGATCTCGAACCTTCAAGCCCTTATGAATCAGACTTGGAGGGGGCTCCTGCTGTAAATGAGCCCGAAGATAATGTAAAGGGCTTCAAAAAAAAACTAAAGAGCTTGGAAGTCAGGGAAAAACAGCGCGTTCTTCGGGCGGAAGCAAAAGAGCGGTACGACAACCGCTTGGAAAAAGCTTGCGACGATCCTTTAAAAGTCGCAGAAGCAAAAAAA